CGGACTATATCTTCTCCCGTAATAAACGGGGTTCGGCACTCGTGTTGAGATTATTGGTTTCTGTCCTCACTCATTAGTCTCTGAACCGTCGAAACTACTTTTATCAGAGTTCGTTTCGCTTGGCTGCTGATTGGCATATCTACAAGTATATCCATGATATTTTTTATTATTTTTTAAAGCTTTGCATAAGGGACTAGTATCTTTAATATTCAAATAATCACACGCGGCTCTTAAAGATGGGAAGAATAAATCATTTAAATAAACCCCTTTACTACAAGTTATTTTTCGTTCTTGCGGTTTTGTTTCATTTTTATAGTAACAAGGATTTCCATTTGTATCATATCCTCTTTTAGCCCAATTTTGTATAGTTTGTATATGCATACCTAAATTATTGGCTATTTCTCTAGTTGTAGTTTCTTTATTTTCATAAATAACTATTTTACTTTTTGATTTAGCCATTTTTTCTTTTGAAAACTTATTATACATTGGGTTAAATTTAGATTTATATTCTCTCATCTCTGGAGTCCAAATAAAATTCACTCCTCCAGTTCCACCATTATCTAAATTACAAGAACATTGTCCTAATTTTTTATATTTTAAAATTAGTTCGTGTTCATATTGTAAAGCTTCTTTTTCATTTTCAAAATATTTAATAATTTTTTTATTTACATTATGATTGTCAATATATTCTAAAAATTCTTTGTTTCTTCTATAAGTCACCTTATATCTATCTCTACATCCTTTACCGATGTAAAAAATTTCATTAGTGTCCTCATTATACCATTTATATACATAAAACATTTATATTCCTCCTAATCTATCTTTCTATTTACAAGTAAAAAAAGACTAATTGAAATATAGATTTTTGAGTAAACTTAGCGTTCCAGCAATTCACCGAATTGTTTACTAATCATTACTGACTAGGCTGCCAACGAATCATAGCAGCAATTTTGAGCAGAATATCTATTTTCTGCAATAGCACTATTAACAGCACTAAAGCCTTGACACAAGTTTCTATCAGTACTATTTATAGCATTAAGATTATTAGTATTCATAGCGTAGAAGCCATCACAAAGACCTTGTTCTAATCCTCTTACACTATTTTGAAGTTGTGAAAAATTCATATCTTGGCAAAGGTCTGCTCTTGTAAGTGCGCCTTGAACAGAGGCATTATTACCTCCTCCAAATCCACCATTCCCAAAGGCAGAAAATGCCCATATCCACACTAAGTATACGAACGGATTCATTTATTTTCCAAATAATTCGCTACATTATTTGCGTTCTCTTATGAACTGCTATATATTACTATATAGATAAGACCATATCATAGACCACTTGGGCCTCTTCCCTTTTCCACCATCAATAGCTTATGGTGTACTCTCTGTCGAGATGGCCGTTGAACGTTCCTCTTACGAGGCTTCGCTGCTGATTGTCCACTAGGGAGTTTCCAGCAATTAAGGAAGTTTTCGATATACATTACTGTATAAAGGAACAATTTTATTTATTCCACATATTCGCATCATCATTATCATTATCTCTTGTCATAGCAAGAACGTCAGCAGCAGATAAATCTCCCATTTATCTTACCTCCTTTAAATAAAATATTTTATTTTATAGTATGCGCATTACTATTAAAAACTAAAAATCTATATCGCCCCAAAAGTCTCCGTCTATATCACTACATAAGGCGAATCTAAACATCCAACCTACTAAACCTTGATTATGAAAACTCCATAAATATATTAATAATATCATAGGTTGACTAAAAACTACATTTATTCCCATATTACATCATTTTCTTTATAAAATTTAAACCTACTGTAATATCATTCTCGCTAATACCTTGCGCGCGAGCTTGATTAGCCATTTGTTGTAAAATATTATCATTTAACTGTGGTAAAAATTGCTTAAATTGAGTAGGGTTTATTGGTGGATTACCTTGATTATTTTGCATAGGGAATTGATTTTGCATTTGTTGAAACATTGGTTTTAACATACTAAATGGATTTTGACTCATTAGTATTACCTCCTAATTCTTTAATTAAAAGATTGAGTTTATCTTCAATTGCTAATATTCTATCTTCTAAAGTATTAGTTACTTCTGGCGCGGGTTTTTCACTATTTTCTTTGGTATACGGAGTTATTTTATAAGACCAGAATAGGGGTGAACCATTTTGTGTTGTTTTTATATACATTAAATTTTCAGGCATACATAATGCCACACTTACACCCGCGCCAGTTGGAACATTGGCAACTTCTAAAGAGTTGTTTATTGAATATACATTTCCGCTTGGTTGCGGAAACATTTGTTGATTTTGGAATTGATTAAAAGTCTGATTTTGAGTTGGTTGATTAAAATAACTATAAGCCATTTTATTTTCCTCCTTTTACTTATTTTCCCTTACATATATAAGAGATTTTTTGGTAATTTTTCTCCAAAAAAATGGTAAAATTTTAGAAAAAAATAAAAAATAAAGACCGAGAATTTTCTCGGTCTTATTTTATGTTATTCATCGGTATCTTCAATAAAATTATTTAAAATATACAAATCCTTTGGAGTTAATTCCAAATTCTCCAATTCAGCTAATTTAAAATTAAATTGTTTAAAATCTATGTCCATATTGATTAATTCAAAATATCTTTCATTAAATTCTTCAACTTTATCTTGTTGAAGTTTAATATTTTGATTATCATCAGTATAGATTAGATTTCCTTCTTCATCATGCTCGCCGCAATCTTGAATTATATTTTGTAATTCTCTTTTATAAAAATCTAATTCTGTTTCTAACCCACTAACTATCTTCATAATTTTATAAGATAATCTAATTGGAAGTTTTTGATCATTAAATTTTGATAATACGTTATAAATATTATCTGCATCTTTTAAAGTTAATTTCATGTCCTTTTATCTCCTTATTTATTTTAAATTAATATTTCTTCTAATTGTATTAAGTTCTAGATATTCATACCAATTCCCAGTTTCATATACTATACCAAGTTTAGGAACGCTTGAAGCGGGAGTTTTCCAAAAAACTAAATATAAAGAATAATCGTCACCTTGAAAATATATAGCTGGAACATTTTCAAAATCATATGTTTTGTATTGATTTGATGTATTATAATATCTTACTTTTTTTTGAGAAAATAATGTCATTAACAAATCTTTTCCATTTTTTCCAGCGTCTCCCTTTATTCCTATACTACCCTTATTATTTTTAATATAATTATTTATCGTTTGTGAAATAGTTTCACCACTAATTGTCTCTCCGCCAACACTAATACTATTAGTATCAATTTTATTAGCGTATAAAGTGCCATTGAAATAGAAATTACCGCCCGCAAAACCATATCCAGCACTATGAACCCAAAATACATTACCTACTGATAACAAAATACCATTTGCAGTATTATTTTTTCCTTGAGGAAATGCTGAATTATAAATTGTAGAGTTAATCTTTGCAGAAGTAAAAATTCCTCTACTAAGTTTAAATTCACCTAAGTAAAATTTATTATTTCTATTTATTAAATTTTTTCTATTATCAACAGTATCACTATAAGTTTTATAAGTAGAGTTATATAATGGAATTAAATTATTATCATTTAATCCATAATTAAAATGTCCACTACTTGAATTATACACTGCATACATATATTCTAGTTGTTCTTTATTAGATAAGGCTCCACCATTTTTATCTTTTGCACCAACAACTTTAAAAGGTCCTAATAATGCTTTTTGAATATTAATAGTATCACCACTTATCAATCCACCAGTTAAATTAATATTTGCAAAAGTAGCCATACCAGTACTTGCTTCTAATTTAATTTTATTCATAGATAAACCATCAGTACCTAAATAAAATGGATAATCTACTACAGTACTATTATTCTTTTTTATAGTACCATTATAAGCATTATTTAAACTTGGATTTCCTCCATTATAAATTTGTGCTAAAGAGTATTGTTTAGGAGTTTTCCACATTTTGTTTTGGTCAAAAGCAAATCCTGAAATAATAGCTTCTCCATTTGTATTAACTTCAAAAATAGTACTGTTTCCCTTTTTAAATAAAATACCCTCGGATTCTTTATCTAAAAATTGTCCAATTTGAATATTAGTATTTCCATTAATTCCTTGATAAGTAAAACCTTTTCTGGTTATACTTACAGAACTATTATTTCTAATTTGAGCTAAAGCACTTTCGGAAGTTAATCCATACCACCAAGGATTTCCATCAACTAAATCAAAACCACTTTTATTATTAACCATGTATAAACCAAATTGATCTAATCTAACAAAAGTATTTGTGTCTGTAGTAACATAGTCGGTTGTTCCAGTAGAAGAATAGCAACTGATTCCTAAATCATTCCATATTTGCGCGGGCGCGGCATCGGATTGAATGGAAATTTTATTTGTATTTAAAATGCCCGTATTAATCACATCTGCATTAATACCTGCTGCGCTAATACCAGTAGTCCATTTACTACTACTTTTAGCTGTTGTAGTGAGAAAAACTCCCATAGAAGTAATTTTTATTTGATAATTTGGATCTATTTCGCTTGTTAAAAGCAAACCACTACTATCTAAACTATAACTATTTCTAACTCCTATAGAACTATTTATCCATTCACTATTTTGTCCATAAATTGTTGTTAATAATGAAGAATTAATAGTATTATCAGAATTAATTATACTAGCGCGGCTCCAAGTTGCCTCATTGGTCTCAACACTAGTAACTGAAGCACTTAAGCGCTCAAATAAATCCTCAAATCGGCTGCTATAATTTTTAACAGTAATTTTATTATTACTATTTTGGTCTAATTGTTCATCTAATTCTGATATAATAACCCTTTCTCTATTTGGAATACCATTACCATCATATCCAAACATTTCTCCATCAGTTATAAATGTTTCATCACCAATTTTAACTTTATAATCTTTATAATAAGGAATAGATGATAAATCTATTACTGATAAAGTATATTCAATTTTGGGAGTTGCAGAATCATTACCTGCGCAACGAGCATCTAAATAATAAGTATCATTATCGCTATAATCTGAACCACTCCAATAGCCTTCTTTTAAATATTGTATATATTTATTTTCAAATTTAGTAATTAAATCTGTCTTTTCTGCTAATAATCTATTGGCAAATAATTGTTTAGCTTCATATTTTTCTAAAGTTTCATAATAAACTAATTTAGCCTGGTATAAGCTTGAAATAATTTTAGTTTGTCCATTTACACTACCATCTGTACCGCTAATTAAATTATTAATAGCATCCCTTTTAGAATTTAAAGTAGAACTATCTTGTTGTGATATACATTCTTCTTCTCTTTTTTTTCTCCAAGTAAAATTAGTATTAATTTTACAAGATAATTTATTACCGTTAAAAGTAGTTTTATTTAACCATTCGGTAAACGAGTTAGTATCTTTATTTTGTATAAATAAAGGATTGCTTGCCACTCTAATTGAACGCTCGCCTTTTGAATTTACATTACATTGAAAGAAACCTTTTTGATAAACAAACCATTCACTATTAGCAGAAGTTATATAACGAATATAATATTTTTGAATATCTTTCTCCTTTGGATTGTTAATTTTAGTATAGACATAAGTATCTCCATCTTTTTTTCTAGTATAATAATTTTCTTCTTCGTTAAAAGGAATGTTTTTATTAAGGTAAAAGAATTCTTTTTGAGTAGATAATATATAATTAATATCAGATACCTGGCTTTTTTTAAAACCATTTTTGAGAAAATATTTTGTCGCATCTGCCTTAGTAATATTTAAATTTTCTAATTTATTATTATTATTACTAAGATTAGTAGTTACTTTCCCGCCTCTTTCATCGTAGAGCCAATCAATTTCAGTAAAAATTGTATAGTTTTTATCATCTACTCCAACATAATTGTCGTTTATAATAAAACTACTATTAAAAATTCTATTTCTATTAGAAAATATTATATTAGTAGAATTATTATTACTATCAACCTTGCCAATTTCAGTATATACTTCGCCATAATTATTTTTTATATCATTAGTTGTAAGATATGGAATTTTTGAACCACTATAATTTCCAATTCCATAATAATCTACAACGGGAGAGATTTCATTAATTATTTCATCAACTTTTGCTTTACTTTCTTCTAATTCTGTTGTTAAAGTATCCAAATAAGCTTTTGATTTATCAAGTTCTTCTTCAAGAGTTACTAATTCTTCTGATGCTGTTAAATATAAATCATTAATACTTTTTAAATTTGCTTCGTGAAAAGTTAATTCATCTTTAAAAGATTTTCCCAAAACTCCAGTGTTTAAATAATGTGTAAAATTATAAATATAATTTTCTTTAGTATGGTTTTTGTCAGATAATTGAATTGAAATTAGTCCTTGATCTGTATAATCAGCTTCAATATTTTCAACATACATTTTAGTAACTATTTCATCAGAAATAATATTTCTTTGAATACTATCAACATTAATCCCTTCTTTAAAACCAGAATAATTTAATTCTCCGAATCTATCTACAAAATAAACTTTTTTAATAGGTATGCCATCTTTATAAATAAATTGTCCAGTTTTAGGATTATGTAATATTGAAAATTTAGGATAAACTTCAAATTTTTCTGCAATGTCTTGAAGTATATTCCAACGATTACTTTTTGAAGCAGTAACTAATCTTCTTTTACTATCTGCATACTGTAATAATGAATTTTTCCATAAATAATATTCTTTATTTTTATAAATAACTTTTTCAACTGAATAATAATAAATATTTTTATATTCATCTGTGTAACTAACAGATTGATTATTTATAAAATTATCATAAGCATTATCTTCAATTTTATCTGCTGAAAAACTTGAAAAATCTTCACTTGTATATTTTATTGCGGCTTCACCATTTTCTAAAACTAAAAAGTTTTTTTCATCTTTATTTTTTAATTTCTGAGCTTTTTCAATTAAATCATTTTCATCAATAAAAAATAAATAACTTTCGTCTAGTGAAGATATTGTATTATCTCCACCTGCATTTTGTACTTTAATTATAGTATCATAAGGTTCAATAAAATATTTTTTTACTGGGCGCGAAGTAGCCGTAACAATCGAATTGGGAAGTAATATATAATTACCATTAGTTAAAATACCTCTATTCGTATCATCTATATTATAGGTTACTTGTTGACAACTATTTGCAGAAATATATTTCGCTGTTCCTAGATTGTCTTTAGTAATATCTAGAGTTTCATTATTATTATTTCTTATCGCCACTTCAAAAAGTTGCACGCTAGTTATTACTACGGCCGCGGAACTAGTAATCTGAAATTCAGGAGAACTAATACTTTTATTAGGATAAATATAATAGGAGGTATTAAATTTTAAATTATTTTGAGAAAAAATAACTTTTGAACTATTTTTTAATTCAATTTTATAATTACCATTAATACTATCTTTTGTTTCAATTCGTATTATATAAGGTTTGGAAGATAATATTTTTTCAGTAAAATTATCTGTATAAATAATTGCGCCTTTAGTAATTGATAAACCATATTGACTTAATCCCTCTTCATCTATATAACGATTTGGGAGAATGGTACTATTTTCACTATACCAATCCGAAATAGAAGAAAAATCAGAATTAGTTGTAATAAGATTATCTGTTGTTCCACTACAATCGGTTTGGGTTTCTGTAGTGTAATAAATTGGATAGCAATTTTCATTGTTTGAAGCTACTAAAATATTATTTACATTATAGTCTAAAGTGTAAAAATTTTCAATACTATTGATATTATTACTATCTACTTTATAATCAAATTCTGTTTGATAAACATATTTTTTTAAACAGGGACTATAATGGTTTTTATAAATCATTGTCGGAGTTCTAACATCTTCGTATAATCCAGTTAAAGGATTTAAAATTTGATCTTCTTCTACTTCTTGTAAATTAGCAGTAGTTAAATTTTTATCATAAGTCCAATCTGTATTTAATAAAACTCTTTCTGTTAATTCTTCAATATTACCAAGGCCGCATAATTCTATAGTTTCTTCATCTTCAGTAAAATTTAATGAATATCCAGTTTTGCTTAATTCTTCAACTACTAAATCGGTAGCTTCAAAATTATAAGTAATGTATTTTTTATTTTTCTTTTCTTGACGAGTATTTATTACAAAAGTATACCATTCATCTCTATAATAAAGCTTTAACTTAGATTTCATTTTTAATAAATCTAAATATTCATTCTTTTTCTTTTTGTTAGTAAAAATATCTATATAATATTGTGGAACTTCAAAAGTTAAACTATGAGTTCCATCAATTTTAGAGATTAAATGAATATTATAAATTTTCCCTTGAAATTGTTTCATATTTTCATTCGCGAGAATATTTAATTTCTCTTCTTTATAATATCTATTAGGTATGGTTATTTCACCGTCATTAAAACAATCAGTTACTAAAAGTTCTCCATTTTGATCTAAAAAATAATAATCATATTTATCTTCATCTTGTGCATTTTCATACTCATTGTGAATATTAGCTTTTATTCTAGCATTTATGCCGCTATAATCTTTATTTGCTGAATGTGCAGTCCTGTATATATAACTTGCTGGATAACGCCAATAATAATCTGGATTACTCGTTGCTGTTCCCGCATAAGTACACCAAACATAATAGACTTTTCCAACTTCTAATTCATCAAAAGTAATATACCTTACTCCTTCTCCAGGATTGTCTCTATTATATGTATTTACTTCCTCTGAAGAAATATAATCTCTCCAGAGGCTTAATTCAAATTTTTCATTCATTCTATCACCTTATAAATATAAATACCTATATTCAATTTTTGGAATATCCTCCACTTTATCAATAATAAATGGATCTTCACTTTCTCTTAAATTATATACTAATAAATATAAATTGTCAAGTTTTGGAGGTATATTAAATAATTCACCACGGCATAAAGTAAAATAAATGGGTATAATTTCTTCTTTATTTGTTAGTGTGGATTTTATTATAAAATTAATTGTTTGCTTATAGGTATCTATTTCTAGGAAATTTTCTATATTATTATCTTTATTAAGCGCAGCTGTTGTATAGTCTTGGACTATTTGAGCATAACTTTCTAAAGAATCAGTATCATTTAATCTAATAGAAAAAAAGTTTATTGTATCAGTGTAATCAGTGTTTTCAACTTTTCTTTTAATATCTTTAAAAGGTAATTCAAGAGAATTACCGTCTTTATCTATAAATTGCGCAACCCCACGCGCGTAGTTGGTAATTTTTTGAAAATAAATTTCATTATCATTATAATAATAAATAATTCCTTTTGCTAAATCATTTAAACTTTCAATTTGTTTAAAAGCATTATAATCTTGTTCTTTATTATAATGAACTAATGCAAATACTATTTCATTATCATTAAAACTTACTTTTTTATTTTTAATTGGAAGAGTTATTCTAAAAGGAGTTGATAAATCTCCTCCATTATAAACCTTATACCCATATGTTGAAGAATCGTTCAGTTTTTGACAAATATCATATTCTAAACTATCACTAATATCAATATGAGAAGGTTTTAATCCACTAGAAGGATACCATTCATCTATATTATTATAAAGAGAAGGAATAATATTAAATTCTACTTCATAAAACAAATTAGTATCACTATATTGACTTTTATTATTTATACTAAAAACACACTCATCCTCGATTTTTTGTTCTAAAATAGAAGAACTGTTAGTTTTTTCTAATAAACGTGTTTCAACTTCTTTTTGTGGAAAGAAGAACCAATTATTTTCTAATTTACCATTTAAAAAATTATTAAGTATATAAGTCTGTTCTTCTGGAACACCAAAAGATATTTTAATATTTGTTATTTCTTGCGTTTTATTATTTATAGTAATATCATCAACCCAAAAACTTGGAACGTTTAAATATGCTGGTTTAGAGATAAAAGTAAAATAATTATTATCTAAAATAAAATTTTCATAAACTTTAGTTTGAGTATCAATTGCAGAAAAATCTATATTTTGATATTTTTCAGTACTAATTATATCTTCTAAATTTAAGGTAACTTGCGAAATAGTTTGTGTTTCATTGGTTAATTGATTAATTAAATTTATATTTTGAATAGTTCCTTTTATTTTATTAAGTTGAATACTACCTACTCTTTTATAAAAACTATAATACCCTTCATCACTATTATCTTTGCTAATAAATTTAATTTCATCTGTATTTTCTTGTAAACTGTCAAAGAAAATAACTTCTTTATTCTCAATATCTTCCATAGCTTGATTTAAATTAAATCCAGTCCAAACTTTGCTTGCGCAAGAAATAGTTAATGGATAAATTGTTTCTCCGTCATAAATTAAACCTCGATTAATTTCATTAGTATCTCTATTAATTGAAGTTTTTCCCCTAATTGATGATAATTGGATAGTACTTTTAGTTGGCACTGCAATAGAGTTTGCACTTCCTATATTAATACTTTTTTTGTATTCAGCGGTTTTATTTTTATAATATTCTAAATCGCTTAAATATTTCATATAAGTTCCATCATAATTGCGTGCGGAGTAAGCATAGGGATAAGGTGCGAGAAAATTTAAAGTACCTTCTCCCTTATAAATACGTTTAGTTTGATATTTACCATTTACTAAGGGTTTACTTTTGTCTGGTTCATCAAAACATAAATAAGTAATTGATGGAGTTCCTTCTATTTTGGCCCCATAGGCTTTATAAGGTAATTCATCAAAAACTAAATCACTAATATCTTTATGATAAAGCCAATTGTGTAATTCTCTCCAATCATTGTCATCCAAACTATCAAAAGCAATATTTACTGTCCATTTTTTAGGGCCATAAGTTGAATTATAAAAATATTGTCCATCTCCACCTGGAATATCAACAGTATTATTAGTTATCGTACTAATTGGATTTAAGTTGTATCGGTCACTAGCCGATACAACTTTTAATTTTAAATCCGAAGTATGTTTTCCATTCCAGTAAAGTCCAGTAAAATCATCTATCTTCATTTATTTTATTTTACCTCCTTTACACTCTTGTAATTTTATTTTGAGTTGATATATTATAAATCTTATTTCCTACTTCTTCAACTAAATCATCTACAGTATATCCATCACCTAATTCATCTACATTAATAGTAATTTCGTAAGAATTTTGAGCTGTCGTAGGATTAGAAATAAGATTTGAATTATCAAGATTAGCTTGTTTGTTAGTGCTAAAGTATTGTAACGCCTCTACTAAGGAAGCAATATTTGCCGTATCAGTTGAATCTAAGAAAGCTTCAGGGCTTGTTTTTGTTCCATCTACCCAGGCTGGACCAGTATAATCTACGTAACCACCCCGAGCATATGCAGGAAATAGTGCTTTGACTTTATCTGTGTCTTTGTATGCCCACCAATTTTTTCCAGTATTATACCCTTCAGTATCATCAGTTAAGGTATACATTCCCCACATACCTCTTTTTAATTTTGACTTATCTAAATACCATATTTTTCCTCCTAAATTAGCAGCTACCCAAGTTTTTCCATCGGTTGTACTAACCTCAGAGTTTTCCCATAACTCTATATTTCCACTATTTTTTTCTTTAGATAGCGTTTTAATCGAATCTGGTTTTACAACATCATCATCATTAGTCTTAACCGTTGAATCTTCTATAGCCCCTTTTATTTTTGCAATCAAACTATCTATATCTATATCTCCAATACTTTCTAATACATCCAAATAATTTTGTGCAGCAGAAGTAACACCATCCCAAGCAGTTTTAAGACTTTCATTTAAAGTAGTTACACTTACATCAAGCTCATTATTCAATGTTTTCACTGCGGAGGTAATACTAGTATCATCTTCGCCCGCGATGCTAGTAGTAGCGTTTTCAGCAAAAGTTTGTATTGCCTCATCGACGCTATTAACTCCATCTTTTTCCAAACTATCTAATGCAGCCTGAAGCATATCTAAACCACCCTCTTTAATAAGAGTGGCCGCTGAATTTGCTGATGCGGCTGTTTCTTCAAAATCGGTGAGTAAAACTTTTTTATTTGCATCTGTAGCAGTTAAAAAGTCTTCACTATTTTTTTGATACCAAGTAGATTGTTGTTCTAAAGACATACTTAAAATTTCATCTATGGCCTCTTGGTATTGTACCATATCTTCTTTCTTCCATTCAAGATATTCTTCCCAAGCAGTTATATCACTATCATAACTTTCACTTAAATTATTTATTTGGTCTGATAAACTATCAATATAATTATCAACATAAGTATCTTGTAAAGATTGCCTATCATTTGCAATTTCTTTTTGTAAACTAGCAATATCACCAGCGTACATTCCAGAAGTATCCATTTGAAGAATAGAAAGTTTACGTTCTTTTTGGCGTAAATCTTCTTCTTGATCGGCGGTATCACGCATATTACGTTCTTTATCAATCGCATCTTGAACAGCACTTAAATAATCTTGCAAAGCCTCTTTTTTCTTATCAATAGTTTCTTGATAATCATCTAACTCCTTTTGATCATTAGCTTCTAGAATATCAAGAATTTTACTTTCCATAGTCGCAACATACTGATATTCTTGTTTAATAGCATCTTTAACTTTTTTTAAAGAATTAATATAACTAGTATGCGCTTTCATCATACGGGAATAAGCTTCAGTATATTGATCTGCCATATTATCAATATTTTCTTTTATAGTTTCATAATATTCAATTTCATTATCTGTAGCTTGTCCACTAGTTACCTTATTAGCAAGATTATAATATTCTTGAGTTTTAATTAGATTACCATCTTCACCTATAGATAAATACTTACTATTATTAATTTGTTTTTTCCAATAGTTAGTATCTTTTTGTGCAGTTTGATAATCTGAAAGTTGCTCAGCCATTTGTTGAGTATAGTTATTAAACATATCCTCAGTGGCTTGCTTTGTAATATTGGAATTAATTGCAGCACTTATTGTAGCTTCATAATCACTAGCTTGTAATTCTAATACATCGGCTAATTGATCAAAATTATAATATTTTTCAAAACTCTCAATTAAGGAAGCTATATCTTCCCAAGTTTCTTTCTCTTCTTCCGCTAATTCAACTCGTTCTTGAATAGCTTTTTGCTCTTTTGCAAGCGCGGCCATTAATAGACTTTGATATTGATCGGAATAACCATCAAAATAGGTTTGTACTTGGTCTACACTTAAATCAAGAGTATCTGCCCATTTTTCTATAATTTTTTCTTGCTCGGCTGTACTACTATTCACATACTCTTGCGCAGCCGCGGTAAGTTCAGTATATCCAATCTTAACATTAGCGGCATTTTGGTCTAGAAAACTTTGAGCATTTTGCGCCATAGCTTGACCAGTTTGTTCTGTATAAACATCAAGCATAGAGTCAAGATACGAATCAAAATCTAAATTTTTATTAAGCTTAAATCCTTCTGCGCCAACAGAAAAATCTTCTATATCTATATTATCAAAATTATTTAATAGCGCGCTAACGCCAGTAATATCTAACTCACCAGTAAAAGCATCAACTATATCTTCCATAATAGTATCAATACTTTCTAGGGTAGTTGATAATTTTTCTGCTGCATCTTGGACTCCACTAAAACCTAATTGTCCAGCTTTTCCAGATTTAGTATATAAATCAGTTATATCTGATATGTCAACACCAAGCATTTTTAATTCTTTTTCAGCCGCGCGTAGGTTTTCAACACTTTCTGCATTAATATAAGTGTTTATTGCTGTTGCAATTTCTTGTTGGTCATCGGCTTTGTAATTGCCTAATACATCAAAATATGCATTAATAAAGTTTAAGCCAGCTTGCTGTCCATAATCACTATATAATCCCGAAGCAATATCTTGGATTGCCGTCACTTGAGTAGAAGTTATATCGTATTTATTTAAAAACTCATCTAGGTTAGCGACTTCTCCATCTTCATTAACCGAAAGGTCAAGATTGGCGGCTATCTTAATTTGATAAGTTCCATTATCATTTTTATAAGCATTTAACATATTAGCTAATTGCTCTTCGATAGCATCTTTTTCCTCTATTTCTAAATTAGCAACAATATCTAATTTAGCTTCGCCTTCACCATCTCCAAGTAATTGTTTCCAGATTGTATCTTTGGAAGTAATATTAGCGGCCTTAAGGATTTTTTCTAGTTGTTCTCGTGCATCTTTATCATTCAAAGTGCCTTCTTTAACTTGTCCTAAGATTTCATTAATACGAGTTTGTTGATTATCTGTTAATTCTCCGAAATCTTCGGCAAATTGTTCCGATTGTTTAGTGTATTCTTCTTGATAATCTTGAAGTTTTTCAAAATAATCTTTTACTGAAGTTGCCTTATTGCCGTCTACAGCAACTTCTCCAGCTTTAATAGCACTTTTTAGAGCTTGATATTCTTGTTTATTGCCTTCTTTAAATGCATCTACATCCTCTTCTAAAGAATCAGTAGAGCCTAAATAAGTATTTACTAAATCAGCCATTTCTTTAGAAGAATAGCCTCGTTCGCCCTCTTCTGCTTCTCTTACGCCATCGTGTGGCGTTATTCCTCCAGTATTACGGCTAAGTGTTATTGAACGATTATATAATTGTCCTTTGGCATCTTCTAAAGATTGATTAATTATGCTATTGCCTTCTTCATACTGATTTTCTGTAATAGTTTGTAAAGCTTCTGTTACATTAGTATATTCAGATGCATCAGCCGCATCCATAACATTACTAATATCAACTTTAGCCTCTTGAATTTTAACTTCTTTAATATAATCTCCAAGATTACTAAAAGTATCAACAAGTTGATTCCCTAAATCTGTATTTAATTGTACTAAATAATTAATTTTTTCTTCCGAATATTCATTAGAATCTTCTAACGCTTGTCTAAAAGCTTTTCTTTCGGCTTCAGCTTTTTCTGTACCCTCTTTATCTTCGCCAGCCTCTTGAATAGCTTCCGCTATCTTATTAAACTGTTCAGTAGTAACGGTGTCATCAGTTAGTTTTCCTAAAGTTACTGCATTAAATGCAGTGGCATTAGATAATTCTTCTAATCCTTCACTAACTTCTTTATCACTTAATCCACTTCCAACAGTGGTAAATTTTTGATAATTACTTGCGCTTAAACCGCTAGCAGAATCAACCATAGATTGGAAGCTAGTGCCTGCTGCTGTAGAAGTTGATAATACTCCAACTGTAGCACCATATCTTGTAGCAGCCTCTTTGATCTGTTGATCGGTAAGCATTTGCTCTTTTTTAGTTTCAACTAAATCTGCCAATGCTTCATTTTCCTTTAAAATGGCGTTACCTTCGGCATCATAGTAATCTACCATGTTAGGCATTAATGAAGCTAATTCATTTTGTACTTCAGTTAATTCTTCTACTTCGTCGGTAGTTAAAGCAGTTCCTTTTGCTACTAATTCTAAATATTCATTATATTTTTCATTAACATCTTGATATTCACTTAAAGAGGTAGAATAATTATCAGTAGCTTCCTGTAAATCTTCAATTGCTTGTTCGGCTTTTTTAGATAATTTATAATTTTCATAGAGATCTTTTCCGAAAGTTACCCAAGCTACACTACCAACAGCTATAGCGGCCGGTAAAGCCACCCCTATAACTGGAAGTAATTCAACAAATGCTCCACCTAAAGCGCCTACACCTTCAGTTACACCGCCTAAAATATTAGAAAGGCCAGTTCCAAGACCGCTGCCTAAAGTTTTTATTCCTTTGACAGCACTTTCAGTACCTTCAACTAATGTTTCAGTTGCGCCTTCTCCAAAACTCTTTCCTCTACCAAAACCTTGTTTAAGTATGTCTGTAATACCTTGACCTTTATATTTCTTATTTTGAAAGAAGTTTTTTGCCGAGTCCATAATAGAACTTTTTTCATCAGAAGCATTTTGAATTTTCTTCTCGGCGGTTATCTTTTTAAGTGTAGCTAATCTTGCTACCTCTGTACCTAAAATTCCATCTTCAGCGGCTTTCTGAATTGCTTCTTCACCACCAATAGATTTCATTACTTTTAATTCTAAAGCAGTAATAAGGTGCTTAGCAGTATAAACACCTAAAATTGCGGTGGTTACTGTTAATGTGGTCTTAAGCATAGTATTTCCATTATTTAACCAATTAACAAATTTATTAGCCCCACTAATAATACTTTTAAAAGTATCTCCCTGTAAGAAGTTAGTATAAAATTCTTGCCAAGAAGATTTTAATTTATTTAAGGCAGTTTCAATACTCTCCTGAGAACGAGCTAATTGTTCTGCTCCAGTTCCAGCACTATCTTCTGCAATTTGAGTTAATTCAAGAGTTCTATCGTAATCTTCAATCATTGCGATAAAACGTGATTGCTCTTTTATATAATAAGTTTCCCTATTAGACTGACTATATCTTCACTATAAGTGTTCCGCACTTCACAATTTTTACATTGTTACAATTAGTCGATGAACTTTATTCTAGATTTTTCCATATATAACCGCAACTTTTATATCCTTTGGAAATGGCAGCTTGAATAGATTGTGGCCTTACATTCATAGCTCTAGCCGCGGCCGCATTATTTTCAAAAATTTGAATTAAATTGCCTTCTAAATCATATTGTGCAGTTTTTTTAAATTTATGCGTTTTAGTTTCATAAATTGCTTTTAAGTTATTTTCTTGATTAGTTATACTTTCTAAATTCTCAATTCGATTATTTAACTTATTACCATCTATATGATTAATTATTTTCATATCACTATTTTTCCATACTTCATAAGTTAATCTATGCCCAAAATAACTTTTTTTCTTGCTATCAATTGTTAAGCAATAAGAACGATAACCATTATCAGTAATTTTCCCTTTTAGTATTTTATCGGTTTCAGCATTTTTAACTCTACCCCAATTTGACACCATGTATCTTGTATTACGAAATGTTTTCCATTCTTCTAAGCCATTGTAACAATTATAATCATTATGATCAATAGCAATGATTGTTTTATTCTTCTTTAAATTATTTTCACTAGGTGTTACCCATTTTAAATTAGAAATTTTATTATCTAATCTATTTCCGTTAATATGATGTACATATTCTAACTTATTTGGATTTGGAATAAAATATTCTGCCAATAATCTATGTTGACTAAAACTATATTTTTTATTTTTCCATCTTAAATCAAACCAACGATACCCATTTCTTATTGTTCCCTTATAACAATTTCCAGTTTTTTCGTTCATAACTTTTCCATTATTATAAATTCTATAGGTAGTTTGTTCTTGATTAATTTTTATATATTCAAAATCTTTCATTTTATCACCCTTTTTATTTTAGTATACCACATAAAATTAAAAGAGTCAAAATCTAGAATCTTAGATGCGGATTACCCAATCCTTAATGATTTTACCTTACCTTAGTCATTACCCTCGCCACGTAACAAGTTACCTTTTACGTTTGGTTATTAAGGCTCTAAGGGCGTTCCCGCAATTCACGGAATTTTTATTTTCTTGTATTATTAAGCCGCAAGAAGCAGTGGGCAACAATCTCGCCTACTACCGGCTGCCTGAGTAGCAATATATCTTTGTGTATTTCTATCTAAAGTATCCCAGACTTTAGACAAATCCATGAATACATCATCTACATCTCTAAAAGTACCAGCATCGTTTTTTAAAGACACTCCAGCTTTTTTCAATGCCGTTTCTACTTTATTAAAATCAGCAATAGTACCATCTTCATCTATATCTGCGGCAGTTTTCATTTCTGTAAATCTAGCTGTAATAGTTTTTAATGCTGTACCTAAGTTTTCTGAAGACTCTCTGGTGGTCTCGATCATCTTAGTCAAGAATACTTCAGTTGACTCTAAGCTCATACCCGCATTTGCAGAAATAGAAGCAGTCTTTGTTAAAGCATTCATAAGTTCTTCAGTTGAAGTGGCCGCATTAGAAGCAAGTGCCGCGGTTACATCAGTAATAGTATTTGCATCTTCAGCCGCAATACCATAAGCATTTAAAGCAGCGGTCATTTTATCTGTTGCATCTGCATAATCAAGTCCAGATATTTTAGCTAATGTTAGAGTTTCTGAAGTTAATTGATTTACTTCTGCAACTGATTTACCTTGGTGATAGTATAAGTTTTGTACAGATACTACGTTAGAAGTAGTTACACCATACTGTTGAGCAATTTTATTTAAATTACCGAAACTATTCCACATATCTTCCATTGACTTTCCAGTTACAATAGAAATCTCATTAAATTGCTTATCTAGTTCTTGAATATCACTCCAGGCTTGCTGAACGGTTTTTGAGGCTTGTCGTAACAAAGCATATGCTCCTACATATCTTGTTAATAAGTTTCTAGCTTTTTCAAAACCTTGCCCTAATTTTTCAATACTAGCTTTTTGTTCATTTATTTCTTCGGTACTAGCTTTTAAATTATCAACATCCAAAGGAAGCTCTTCTTTAGTTTTATTCATACTTTGTTGAATTTGCTGATACGGTTCTTTTGCACTTTCAATCGCAGTATTTTTTTGGCCGTAAAGAGTAGAAGCATCAAAATCTTCTTCATTTCCAAGTTTTTGCTTGGCGGCCTCAATTTGAGTAGTTATATCTTGAATAGACTTTATAAAATTTTGTACATATTGTGTTATATCGCCTTGTCTATCAATTGATTTAATATTTTTTCCATCTCTAGTATCTATTAATAGTCCCGTTGATTTAAAAGCCTCTTTTGCACCTTTAGCAGAAATTTTTTCTCCACTGGCAATTCTCGTAGCTAAATCTTTTGCTACTCCTTGAACCTTTTCTCTATCAGATTCACGTTTAGACAAATTTTGTTTATTAGTCTGCTGAATTGAATTAAAAGTCTCCTGAGCAGTAATAGCCTTTTTTATTGCATCTTTATAAGAGGTCATTTCTTCTCTCATTTGCGATATATAAGTGCTAACTTGTTTAAATTCTTCGCTATCTCCTAAAAGAGTCTTATATTCTTTTTCAACTTCATTTAAATTTGATAATCCAGTTTCTATAGGTTTTACATTACCTTCTTTTACTGTTTTACCTTTAATTGCCGTTTGTCCAAGAGTATAAGCGCTAGCGGCTTTTCTTCGTAAATTGTCAAAAGTATTTCTATCTTCATCAGTAAGCTTTTCATTTTTAGCAAATTCATTACGTAAAGTAGTAAGACCAGCTACTCTTTGTGCACCACCACCAGCAACACGAGTGCTTTTCGCAGTTTCAAGTGCCTCAGTAACTTTTTTACCAGCATCCTCTTCTGCTTTTTTTTCTTTTTTTGTAAGTTGAGCAGAGAAATCTGGAACTTCAATTTTTTTTAAATCTTCAATTTTTTGTTTAGTGTTATCAATATCTTCAATAATTTTATCAAAGCCATCAATTATTTTTGTTAATTCAGGAATATTAAAGGACAAATCAATGTCTCCAGTATTTTGAAATGCTTCTATCTGTCCTAATAAAGATTGAAAATTCTTTGTAATTGTTGGCACATTCCCCGCAGTGGCATTATCAAGTGATTTTCTAAAAGCTTGTAATCTTTTATACAAAGCATCAATAATTTGGCTTGTATTTTCAATACTTTTTTTATTGATGACCGGATCTTTAGATAATGCATCTTTTTCAGCTTTCAGTTGTTTAATCTTTTTCTCAACATCATCGGCGTCAGCGCGCATACGAATTATCGTATTTAAAACTTGCGCCTTTCCCCTGTTTTCATTCATTAATTCACCACCTTAAAATAAAAAAATACGAGAACATTATGTCCTCGCATTAAATATCTGCATCCAAATCTTCTTCTAAGAAAACTAAATCACAAACATATTCTTCATGCCTTGCACCCACTGGTTCTGCCTCAAATGTAAAAGTATACATATAAGGCTCTATTGTATCGCCCAGCCGCATAGATAAATCAGACATAACTCTTAATTTAGGAATTATAAAAATTCCAGTTTTTTCTTGTCCATCAATATCATCCTTTACTCTCGTCTTTGCTTCTAATTTTAAGAATCCATTCAAAGAATTTTGTCCTATTCTTAAAATATCTACACTATCTTTATTAGTATAATAATCTAATATAAAATATTTAGTTTCTGGAGAAAGATTATTAATAGTAATTTTATTACCTTTTATTTTATATTCTCCTTTATCTATTTTATTAAAATTATTATCATATAAAAAGTAAGGTTTTTCTAAATTAATTTCTTGTGATAGAAAGCTTTCAGTTGTATCTCCAATAGATGCTTGGATTGTATCAGAAATAGCTACTTCTACACTTTTATTTTTAACTAAAAAATTATTAGTTAATAATGCTAAATTTAACTTAGAAATAACTCCTTGTTGCAGTTGTATTCTCATTGGTTGAATATCATCCCAATGAATTAAAACTCTATTTCCATATCCCCCATTTGCAGTAATTCTCGTTTTTGAAGTATTTAGAACACTATAAAGCGCCCTATCTAATCTTAAAATTACTTCATCTTCTTCATACGTTCGCCCACAAAATTCTAAAGGATAAATGGCTTTAAATTTAATATCATATAATTCTTTTATCCCAAAATTTTCCATTTGATTACTCCTTTAAATCTTTCTAAAGATAAGTAGAAAAAATAAAAAAGATATACAACCTTTTGGTTGTATATCTTATTAGTAATTAAAGACTATATTGAATTAATTGCATCATAACGCCATTATCAGGACGAAGAACCCTTAAGTTCATATCGAATACAGATGGATCGCCTTCAGCCTCAAGAGTAATAGTTGTTTCAGCACTCATTTTAGCCTTTGAAATAACAAATTGGAAATATTCGTCTTGACCAGTTGTATCACTACGAGCATAAGTATCACCAACTACTTTATAAGTACCTGGGAAAGTAGAAGCATTAATTTCAATAACTGCAGATTTTTTTGCTGTAACTTCATACTCTGCAATATATCTTGTCCCTTTTGTTAAACTGGTATTTATAGCAATAGATTCTCCATTTTCATCATAAATCTTCGAAGGAGTTGCGGTTGGAGCAGTACCATTTATAAAACCATGTGGAATATTGATTTGAGTTAAAGCTGTGCCATCTCCAACAACATTAATATATTTTGTGATAGTTGTTCCAGTACCCGGTGTTAAATCATCAGTACTACTATGCATAATAGCCATTGATTTTGGAGAATAAAGAGCATCTTGTAATGTAATATTAATCTCTTTACCATAGTCCCAAATGATAAGTGGTGCATTACCTTTACCACCTCTAGCCTCAGTCTGGTCAGCTGTTTCTTCAATAGTAGAAACTTTTAAGGTATCAAGAAAAAGAACTGGAATTTCGTTTTCAATATCAATAAAAGTAACATCAGCAACTTCTTTAATACCATATCTGTCAAGAATACTAGTCATTATTTGACCTCCTTGTTTAAAATTAATTATTATTGCAATAACAATTATTCTTCTACTGAATTATTTCTAATCCAATATTTTAATTTTATTTTCTTCGAGTCTGCGCCCGCAAGTAAAGCTTGTGTATCCATTTGATATTTTTCTTTAGATTGACTTCTAGAAAGTAAATCATAAAAAGTATAAATAGGCATTTTACTTATATTATTCCAAGTAACGCCTATTTGCATCGCGCACATACTACTTACTAAATCAGAAAAAGTTGGCGCATCTTCTGATTGAGAATTCTGCTTTGCTTTAGCCTTTTTAAGTTCTTTTCGTCTCAATCTAAATTTTTTATGCATTGGATTTTCGTTCTCTGGAATTTCTTCTGGCATATCTAAATGGTTTTGCAAACGAATAATTTTTTGAAAATCATCAAAATTTTCTTTTGTTATTTTTCTTCCTTGCGAAATTTCGCCGATTCGAATTTCTTGAGCTTTGGGTATAATAAATACCTCATCTCGAATAAAAGTGCCAAAAGCTTTTTTTAAGTCCATAAAAAAAGTATCATTAAATTCAGCACTTAACATTAAATATTCAAAAGGAGTTACAGTAGATAAATTATCTGCCTCTTCTCCAATTTTATCTTTTAATAAATCTTCTATATCTTCGTTAGATATAGTTAATAAACTTAAATAAATATTATATTGCGGCCCTAGTCTAATCTTATCTCCAATAGTTAGCGGTTGTATTAAACATATATCCCCAGTTTCATCTTTAAATAAAGTAGGATACCCTAGAAAGCTTTTCTGTTTTATATCTTCTATATCAATTAAAGACATCAAAGGTAAACTCCATATTATAACCACTAATATTATCATCTACTGGAATATAATTAAAACCTTCATATTTAATAGTTCCTAAACTTTCGACTCGTTTATTTTTCAAAAGTGTTTCAATACGACCTATGACCGCGAATGGTCTAAGTTGAATATCATTAATTCCCCAAGATTTAAAGGGAGTATAAATCAATACATTTAATCGCAAGTTCTTAAATTCTGCATTAGAACTGCTTACTTCTCCCTCATTAAAAAGTAAACAAATTTTAGTTGCTGTGTCAAAAGTTGAGGCATTAATTTCTGGTATAGTTAAAATATTCTTATTTAATAAATTATAACCATCCAAATCTGGTTGTTCTTCATTTTTTTCCAAAGGACTCGCGCCAGTATAATATAATAATCTACAAAGTTCCTGATCCTTCGCAAAAACAAAGGCTATTTTATTTAGGATAGGACCTAATTCCGCACTATTTCTAACTGCCATTAATAACCTCCTATCCAGGGACTTTCAACCTGTATTACTTTTATATAAATTTCGTTTGTATCTAAAGAATTAAATTTTAAAGTAAGATTTTTTTCTATACGAGAACAAGTTAACTCGGCCGCATAATATTCAATCCCATTTTCTTCAAAATTATTTAATTTTCTAATAGAAATATAATTTGGGCAATCTATTAACTCAAAATTATTTTTACTATAAAATTTAGCAGGAATGTTCATTTTTAATCTTGTTGGACTTTCTACAGAAAAATTATTAACTGTTTCTTCTTCTTCAATTTTTATGTAAAATTTCTGGTTAATATCGGGATATTCTTCTAAATACACTGTTAAGAAAGTTGTACCAATTGAAGTACCTTTAATAGTTCGATTAATTTTATCATAATCAATAATACTATTATCTTCTATATTAATTCCCAGAGTTGCATTAGTTTCTTCATCAAAATAAGTCGCATTAAATGAAATTGGATATTTTTTACTTAAGTTCAAGATTAAAGTAGGATAGGTAATTCCATTTACATCTTCATTAATTTCAGTTAGAGAACTATTAAAATTCCAATATTCTAACTTATACCCATCTGCAATACCCTCAATATCCTCTGTATCATCTGGAAGTTTATATTTATTATCTAATTCATTATCAGTATAATCTTGCTCTAAAGTAATATAACTAACCCCTTCGTTAGAAATATTATCAATACCACTAATCTTCCAAACTTGTTCATTTATATTAGTTCTTAAACCACGCTTAATTTGTTTACTATCTTTTGTAGTTATAGTAAGTGTTTGATTGGGTAAAAAAACAACGCTATTTTCTTTAGTAACATAAGTATTAGTTATTCTTTTACTACTTTCACTTTTGCCTGCGCCGCTAATATGAACCAAAGTTTTATATAAATATCCTTCATCAGTAATCCAGCGAATTTCTCTATCTAATTTAACTACAGTATATCTATTATAACCCGCAGAAATAAAATTATCTTTACAAATAACAATCCAATAAGTATATATTTCAGGATTTTTAATATCTAATACTTTTAAGATGGAACCAGTTGGAACTGAAATAGATTTATAAGTTAAAAAATAGTCTATGGTTTCTATTTCATCGTAGGTCTTGGTTTGAAGGACTCCATTAAATTTATAATCTTGTATAAAAACAGTTACTTTATTAGGAGATTTATTAACATAATTATTAAAATCATATTCTTTTTTATTAATTATTCTTTCTTGTAAATTTGTACCAAAGCGATTCAAGCGTTTTAAATAAACATCGTTATAATAACTACTCATTGCTTCACCTTAGAAATAAGATTCATACAATCAAAAATTGTATTTCTAAAATAATTATAATCTAAAAATCGCAGACTGGATAATTTATAGTAAAGAGTTAAATAATAAATTCCTTTTGTTTCTTCAGGAAAGCCGTATAGCTCAATTAAAAGAGTATCTAAAAATTTTTCCCATTCCCCATTCTTTTCTCGTTCACATAAAAGGCCATAAAGTTTATTTTTAAATTTATTTAAATAGCCCTCTTTAACTTCTTCCGCAATGCTAAAATTCATTATCTGCTACCACCAAAAATTCGATAATCAAAAACAGATTTATTACCATCTTCATCTAAAATTGAACGAGAATAAGCTTTTTGTAAATGGTAATTTTTATCTGCGGCCGTATCATAAGCTTTTATTAATTGCGCAAGCATATTAGCTTGAGAAAAATCTCTTTCATCATACATGGTTTTTATTTGATCCCAAGTATGAATACTTCTATCCAACCATTCTTGCTTCATTAATCCCGCGATAATTTCAATTTCTTCAGAAGTTAAATCTGCTTTTGGCATTTCTTCTTTTTCATCATCGCAAGTTAAATTAAATCTAGGAAATTTAAATAACGCTAAAGCACTATGTAATAATGTTTTCCAATCCTCAATATGATAATCTAATTCATCTGGATTAGACCAATCATCTTCATTTACTTTAGAAAGAAAAGAATTAAAAATTTTTTCATATGGAGTGCTCATAATATCCCTCCATTTATTCGTTTTCTTCTATAATTGGTTTTTCAGCGGCTTCTGCCAAGGCGATAAGTTTTTGTATATCAGTGCCCTCCTCGGCATATTTTTGAAGTAGTGAAGTTACATTATAATCATAAATCTTAGCACTAATTGCAGTTTTAATAAAACGAGTAATAATTGCTGACGTAGATTTTTTTAAAGTTTCTTCTAGATTTTTTTTGTCCGCAGATTTCATAAGTTTAATCATTTCTCCAGTATTAAGAGCAACAATTTCTTCAATTTCATCATCTGCATCTTTCGCCTCCAATTCAAGATCAATACGATCTTGCTTATCTGCTACTCGTAATGTTCCATTTCGGAAAAAATAACGGAAACCAGATTTTTGCAAACCTTCAACCATTACATCGTAATCAATTAATGCAGATTGCATTTCTTTATTAAATGTTCTATTAAAATGTAAATCAGGCTCGCTAAGAACCACTGTATATTTTACTAAACTTTCAACTTTAACCTTTCTATCTGACATTATTTTCAACTCCTTTAACTCTTTAAAAATAGGCGAGGAGGCATTTAATCTCCTCGCCTTAGTTTTATTTTTTAAAATTATGCTGCAAGGCTTGTAACCTTAAACATACACCAATCATTATAGGTAATAATTGCTACGCCAAACTTTTTGTAAGCTTGGATTTCCATAGAACGATCTTTATTCTTAAAATCATCTACAACAGTCTGACCCTCTAAAGCAACCTTTACAACTTTAGTATCTCTTCCATTAGGAAAAACAAAACCATAACAATCTTCAAAAACTGTTGTTGAGTTAGTTTCGTCTTCAAAACTATTTGGAAGTTCTACAAGTCCATTACCTTTCCATTTACCAATAAGTCCTCTATCCTTAATTTCATCTAAGTCTGAAAGTGGAATATTAGGAACATAGCTTCCGCCAGTAGCATTAGTAAATTTTTGAAGAAGTGGTTCTGTTCCCCAAATTGTAGCACCTGTACCAGCACCATATCTCTTAGCTGTTGTTACAAGTTTAAGAATTGTAGCAGCTTCCTCTGATGTAAATACATCACCATCACCAGTAATTTCTGCATAGTTAGAACCATTACCACCATCTACTGCTTGAAGTGATTTAGCAGCACTTGTTAATGCACCCCAAATCTCTTTATAAACAGCATCTTCCAATCCTTCCATCATAATTGCTGTATACTCGGCAAAATCTTCATCGCCACTTAAATATCTTTCAAAATCAATTGCTGCTGCACCGCCATAAGCGTTGCAAGTTACATCGATATATCTATGATCCATACGGAATGTTTCATAAATACCTTCAACAGCAGCTCTAGTAACAAATTTCTTTGCACGATTTCTGCCAGATTTGATTTTAAAACGAGCAATTTCTTGATTTCCAAATTGTTGAACTTCTGCAAATTGGCCTATTGTTGCAAGCACTTGCTTTGGAAGTACTTCATCGATTGCAGTTTGAATAATTTGGAAAATATATGTTTTATTTCTTTCATAAGAATAAATATCTGGAGCAAGCTCACGACAAGCTTCTCTAAGAGTGTCTTCTACGTCTTCTAAAGAGGCAATATTCTCAAAATTAGTAGGAACTTGCTTTCTTACTGCATATTTTGCTAAATCCTTTAATGCTTTAATATCTGTCATTATATATACCCCCTTATGCTAAAGTAGTATCTACTACTTGGAATTTAATAGCTGGAGTAATTCCATCAGGTAGAGTAGTAATTTTTTGTACCTTTAAAGGACCAGCCTCTGAACCAAGTACTGTATAACCATTACCAACTGTACCATAAATTGCAGTACCAGCTTCTAGTGCTTCTTTAACAGCATCTACGTCTTTATAAGTTCCAAGATCTACTGCATCTGTAGTAAATGTATCACTTGGAGTAAGCATAAATAATCTTGGATAAAATTGAAAATGTCTTTGTTGTCCATAAATTGCTTCATAAGGAGTAATTTCAGTTTCTTTATCCACAGGACGATCAATCTTAAAATCCTTTAAAGCATTGGCATAAGTATTATACATATGTTCTGTAGCATAAACAAGCCCAATGGCTGTAGGATTTACGTCACTCATTTTTGTAGCAACAATTGCGCCATTCTCATTACCTTTAGTATTTGTTGGATCATAAGCAAGAATCATTCCATTCTCGGCATAAGTTTGTCCTTTTTCTTTACCATCACAGGTAAAATCTGTAGCTAATGGAGCATTAGCAACCATAAGACCAGTAGTTCTTGAATTTAATTTATTAATCTCAACTACGGCGTAACCATTTTTATTTGGATTTAAAATAGCCATTTAGGATACCTCCATTAATTCTTTTTATTTTTTAATCGTTTAGCAAGAAGCTTTTCCGCACCACTTAAATGTTCCATAGTATTAAATTGGTCACTAGGAAGATATTCTTGCTGCTTTGTTTCAAACAAAGCTTCTTCATTACTATTTAAAACTTCGAACGCAATCTCTTTCTTAAAATCTTCTAAAGAATATTCTTGCATTTTTTCTTTAAATTTAGTAACTACTTCTTCTGGAAGCTTTTTTGAATACTTATTTAAAACTGTTTCTTTTTTTGCAGTTTCTTCTAATTTTTTATACTCTGATAAGCTTGATATTTCATTTTCAAGTTTTTCGTTTTCTAATTTATAAGTAGAATTTTGAGCTTCAAGTTCAGAAATTTGAGACTGTAACTTTTCAATTTCAAGAGAAAAATCAACTTGTTCATTAGCTGAATTATCCTCTAATTCGTCTTTTAAATTGTTTTGAATTGGTGGTTCTTCTTTTTGTGCCTCTCTAAAACTTATTACTTCTTGCTCAATTAAAGAATAATCTTGATTACTCATTTCGCCAAGTCTTTGTAAAATTTGATATTCTTGTTCAGTCACATCTAAAACATAAGCATCTACCAATTGTGTGATTTCCACACTATCAGTTTCATCGCTTTTATTATAATATGCTCTAAAATATTTACCATCATCATAATTAAAGCAAAGAGCATAATCATCATAAACATCGCACACAAAACTCTCGAAATAACCACTCTCAAGATTTGGATTAATTAACTCAAAGATAGCATTTTCTTTTTGACTATCTGAAAGTTTAAATTGATACTCCATTTCTTTACTACCTCCGTTATTTTGATTATATGCATTTAGTTCTTGAATTAATTCTTTAAGACTATCTGCATAAGCATAAAATGCTGCACCTTCAAAACAAGGTTCAGTGTTATCGCCTAAAGCCGCGAGTCCTAAAAAACAACCATCTATAAATTTAAAAAATTTTTGACCTTCTTCATAAACCCATTGGCCATCAACAGATTTATCATAAATCTCCATAGATTGCCCTTTTTCTAAAAGTGTTTTTCCTTCTGGAAAACGAGCTGTCCAGATTAGAACATCTGCGCAAGCATAAGTTCTTTCAACCCCATCATAATCTAAATGAGTTTCCCAACTAATATTAGGATTTTCTGGAACTACACCATATACTTGTAATTGTTCACCATCATGTCCATGATCGGTATAATCTCCATTCTCATATTTACCAACAATTGGGGTATAAGGCAGAGTGCTTAATAATTTTTCAGCAAACTCATCAGTAATATAAGTACGATTTCTGTTTAAACCTTTATAAAAAATACGCACTCTACCTTGAGATATTACTGGAGAAATAGGTCGAGTTTCTCCATATAAATGAACATCAAATGAAAATCTGCTCATTACTGACCCCCAGATTCTTTATTTTTAATAGTCTGGGCTGCCAACTCGCCCTCAGACTTTTTGTTATCCATGTCTTTTCCTTCTGTTTCTGCTTGCGCCCTGCCTTCTTGACTTGTCGAGGCTGCGGAAGAAGAACTTTGAGTATTTGCAGATTCTAAAGGTTTCATAATTTCATTAAGTTCTAAAATGTCATTTTCTAGAATCTTTAAATCGCGAATATGTCCTTGAGGTATTCCTAAACATAAATAAGGTAACATAATACTATATCCATATTGTATACCTTGCATAGAATTTTTATACATATCACCTCTATTAAAAAAGGTAATAGGTAATAAATCTATATGAAAACTTACATTATCAGAACCAAATTTATTATTAACTACAAATTGCAACCAATTAGTAAATTTTCTTCCCAAATACATTGCCAATGCAGTATCATTTTCCAGAGAACGATTTAAACTAGTACTATTACTAGCAGAAAATAATTCTTTACTGACACCAGCTTCGCTATATATACTATTACTAATCTTCTCTAAGTTATTTGAAATAACACTTCGAGCAGATTGTAAGTCATGGACTTTTATAGTACCAAAAGAAGTAATTACATCAGCTGTACTATTTGAAGCTAACATATCAACTATACCCTTGTGCATAACTGCGACTTCTTCTGGTTCAAACACAAGCTCACCATCATTTAAATGTGGCATTTCTTGTGTTACAATCTTTTGTAAATCTTGTTTATCTTTATTCTTTTCAATTATGCGATATTCATTAAAATCTATAATTGCTGGAATAATATCCGAAAGAAAAGGTCTTTCCTCACATAAGTTAAAATATATACCATCTTCTTCAGGAATTTGATACCAATAACTTGTCGCTTTGTTCTTGTATGAATTATAGGCTTTACGAATTTCAATTGGAAAAGTTCTTAAACAAGCAATACGTTTTTCTTTGTCATAAATTTTATCGAAATATTGTAAATTAAATTCTACAATGGCGATACCTTTATAATTTTTAAAATGAGAACGGCAATATTCAAAAGGTAAGGTTAAAACATTTTCTAATTTACCATTTTCACTTTGACTTATTAATCCATAATATGCTCCTTCTGAAAAAACTTTAACCGCAAAAGTTGTAAATAAATCTTTAATATTTAAATTATCAATATATTCTATAGCATTATCATATTTATTTTTAACTTGCGGGGTAGATTTTCCAGAAATAGTTTTAAAATGTGGAGTGATTAAAGTAACATATTCTAACATTGTAGAATAGTACAATATCATTCTACGATAAAAACCACTTGTATAAAAGAAAAATAAAGAAAGTTCTCTTAATTCTGTTGAATCTCCATTGCGAATAATATCTTCGGCTTCTTCTTTAGTATATGGAACAATTTGTCTCGCTCTTTCGGTATAACCAATAGGATTATATGAATTAGTGCTAGTAGCAATCATATCACTTATAGATTTTTGAAAATTATAATTTTTCTTTTTCCCCATTAGTCACCTCCATTAATTAACAAATAATAATTGTCTTGTCTTTTTTTTCTTTTTCTTTTTTGAATATTCTTCTTCGAGTTCTTTTACGCGCCAAAGACCATATTCGAAACTTGAA